CATCCTGTGTACAGGATACTGCAAGCAGTGTCCATTTTCTACCCCCTCTGTGTCCAGTTTTAGTTTACCACTTCAATATACCCTGTATTTCCTCTCATATCTACAATAAAAGCGGATCGTCCACCCGAACGAGCCGCGAGGGGCAAAGAACCAATAAGGAGGTAACTGTTGGCAGGAATATTTATTTCAGATCCACGCGATGATACTCGGTATTGCATGGATTGCCCGGCGCAAAGAACATCTCCTCACGCTCGAGGTCAATGATGAGACTGAAAATGGTGCAAAGACGCTTTCCCTCTGGCTCGAGTAGATCATCATGACGGCAGATGCTGTCAGGATAGCTCGTGTGGTCTGCCATCATATGACGGATATCGCTGATGCTGACCTTGTGGTCGAGATGCTTCACCATCGTGCGAATCCGTCCGAGCCGCAGGAAGGAGTCGGGAAGGGCGACACGCGTCGTGTCGTGTACCTTATCCATGCGCGTCGTAATGAAATGATTCGTATGCGCGAGGAAGCCGTCCTCGGCATAGAGCACGTCGAAGTCGCCGGGCCCGATCTCGAGGCTGATGCCCTCCCCCTTGGAACTGGCAAGCATAAAGTGCGCACAGCAGGCAATATTGACCGAGGTCGCTGCGCGGATCGCATCTGAGAGCGTATGCGCGTCAAGAATGCCGCGCATGGCGATGTGCAGTGGTATCGTGTCCCCAGGAACGATGGCATCCGAACCGAGTGCGTTCAGAGCAACGGCGATTCCGGCACTGTTGAAACTGATGTTGTATAAATAAAGTTGACAACTTCTCTGCAAGGATTTTAGATAAAGACAAAGAGGAGAAGGAGAGGTCAAAATGGCAACAAACAGACAATACGATCACGAATTTAAGGTGCAGGCAATCAAGCTGGCGCAGGAAATCGGTCAGGCGAAAGCCGCCAAAGAGCTGGGAATTTCCAAGAACACAATGTATACATGGATGCGTGCTCATCGGCTTGGATATTTGGATCTTGGGTGTGGCACGCAAACACCGCAGAGTGCCCTAAGTCTGCACGAGGAACTCGTACAGCTTCGTGCACAACTCAAAGCACAGGAGAAGGAAATTCGACGGCTAAAGAAAGAGAATGACTTTCTGGAGGAAGCAAGCGCTTTTTTCGCCGCGAGCCGTCTGGAACGCATGAAGTTGATTGCGTTCAAGACCTCAGATGGCGCCCTCAAAGGAAATATCAGCTTCTGCTGCAAGATGCTCCATGTCACGAGACAGGGATTTTATCAGTATTTGACGAGCAAAGACCGCCCATGGAAATATCAGGAACTTGCCGACGCCATGATGCAGATTCATGCAGAGGACGAATGCAACGACACCTACGGAAGAATCCGCATGTATCAGGCACTCAAGATCAAACAGCCGGAAGGCGTCCGTATTCCGAGTGAACGAACTGTTTACCGTGTTATGGAAGAGATTGGCTTAAGTCATCGCCCCAATCATAGACCGAACGGTATCACCAAAACAGATCATAAGGCACAGATGTCAGAGGATCTCATGGGGCGCGATTTTACTGCCGACACACCTCTTTCCAAGTGTGTCACTGACATGACAAAGATTCCGGCGTATGACGGAAAACTCTACATTTCAGCACTCTTTGACTGTTATGATGCCAGCGTGCTCGGACTGTCTATGGACACGAACATGAAGGCTTCTCTATGCGTAAGGATGCTGGATAACGCTATGCTCTCCTACCCAAAGCTCAGGGGAGCAATCCTGCACTCGGATCGCGGCAGCCAGTATACGAGTCAGCTGTATCGGGAGGCAATTCATACCTATGGGATTCGTCAAAGCATGAACAGTGCCGGTGGACGCTGTCATGACAATGCGCGCTGTGAGAGTATGTGGGTGCGCATGAAGTCCGAGCTGCTCTATGGACGCTATGACACAAAGAAGATGACAATCGAAGAGTTGAAGGTACTGGTTTGGCGATACTTCATGAGCTATTGGAACAACCGTCGGATTTGTTCAACAAACGGGGGGCTTCCTCCGATGGTGAAGCGGCGTCAGTTCTATGACTCTATTGCCGCAGCTACTTAAGCGTTCATTCCCTTGTGAGAAATTTGTCAACTGTTCTTGACAATATCAATTTCTTTCCAGGGAATGATGGAATCCATGGCATCCAAAAAGGCTTCCCGCCGTGTTGTTCTTTTGCGGTTTGCGTATTCCATATCCGTAAATGTTTGTTGCACCATTTTGTTTCTCTCCCTCATCGCGTTGTTTCTTCCTCTTATTGTAATCTTTCGGAGCGTTAATTGCAAGAGCAAGTTGAACAGCAAGTTTATTAAGAAACATTATCAACAGTGTATACTTCATCCAAGAAAGTACTAAACAGTTCTGCCGGTGTTTGATAGCCGAGGGCTCGACGAGGGCGGCTGTTTATCTCATCCGCTATGTTCAGGATGTCCTCGTCACGGTATCCGTCGATGTCCGTTCCTTTGGGGATATATTGGCGGAGGATGCCGTTGTGACGCTCGTTCTGGGGGCGTTCCCATGAGCTGTAGGGGTGGGCGAAGTATACCTTTGTGCCGAGGCTCTCGAGCTGCGTGAACGTCTCGAACTCTGTTCCGTTGTCAACGGTAATCGTCTTGAACACCTGGCTGAAACGTGCCTCTCCATATTCCGCTTTCAAATGGGCGATGGCTTCTTCGATACCGGCACACGTGCGCCCCGAAATGCGGATTGCGATGTAGTCCTGTATCACCTTTTCCACAGCGGTAAATACGGCCGCGCCGCGCCCTTTTCGCGGTCCGACAACGGTGTCGGCTTCCCAGTGTCCGATTTCCGTGCCTTCGTCCACAATGGCAGGACGATCCTCTATGCTGCGCCCTTTCAGGCGCTTGTTCTTGCGGTTTCGCAAGCGCTTGCGCTTTCGTCCGAGCGCTTGCGGGACATCGAACAGCGTCAACGGAATCCTGCCCGCCCACAGCATATTGTAAAGCGTCTTGGTGCATGGGATACCTTCCTCGTCGAACCGTTTGTTCGCCCTGGCATCCCCGACGCACATATCGATCGACCACTTGTCCTTGCGTATTTTTTCGGTCATCCAACGCAGGAACGGAGCACAGACTTCGCCGTCAACCTTGTACGGTCGTTTGGAACTCTTTCGATGCGCGAGGTAAGCCTGCTGCCCGCGTTTTGCCGTATATTGCGGAGACCGCCCGCGAGCAGATCGGCGTTCAGGCGTCCCACGTCTAAGCTCATAGTGGATCGTTGTGTGCGAGCATCCAACCCGTGCGGCTATGGCGCGAAGCGAGAATCCCTCGCGGTGAAGTGCCTGTATTTGCCCTCTTTCATCAAGAGTAAGGTGCTTTCCCGATTTACGAACGACCTCCGTTGTGGTAGAATGGGTGTGATCCATAGTGATTGCTCCTTTGCTGATGTTTTGTAGCAGAACCATTATAGCACGGGAAGTCACTATGGATTTTGTTTAGCTGTTCAACTTCATTTTACAACGAACCAACGTTCCATATCCACTCAAATGTCGCGTATAAAAAATTGTTACATGAGGACAAAATAGTCTACGTACAACAATCAGATTTTCATAGGATAGGACAGTTTGTGAAAAACAGAGACTTCCCTCTTAATGCATCAAATAAAGAGACACAAGTATGGGCATCTGGGCGTTTTCCCATATTCGTGTCCCCTTGTTGTTTATTTACGGCGTTCATTCCGGTGCTTTTTCCAGTGGCATGAGATATCGCTCGAAAATGCGTCGCAGTATTTTTTTCACAGCCTGAAGACCTTGTGCACCAGTACAAGTAGTCTGGTTCCCCCCAACGCGTTCTCACGCCCATTAATGAGAAACCATCAGAATCCCCAATCTATCTTGATCTGCTCAATTCCCCTTCTACTTGTATGCTCCAATGCATACACAGAACACTCCTCTACATGCTCAGAAACCGAGCAAGATTCTCCTCCCATTTCTGCTGGAATATTTTCGCGACCTCTAGGTGCTTCCCACACACAACCATTGGTATCTTCCCGCAATTACCGTGGGTGGACAGATGGGAACGAACGGATGGTATTTAGAAATGAGCTCTCGACACGGTTTCCGAAGCAAAAGGCAGAACTCTATCTGCGGCTTGATATCGGCGCGGTCTACGGCTATGGCACGGAGGTCTACAATGGGCACGTGATTGCGGGCACGGTACTCGGGCTGCCCAGCGCGATGGATGCCCTCTCCTATGACATATTCGCCGCCGCACCCATACAAAAACCCGAGAGTTTCCGTACGCTGGATGTGACGTATGGATTCTCCCTCGGGGTGAAGTTCTAGAAAAAGTTATTCTCCAACACCAATCTCAATTCCACCCTTGAAAACAACGACTGCCGCTCCGCCCTCCTTAACCACAATGTGCTCGAGCAGCCCACTCCATAATTCCTCGTCAAACTCAACTAGCTCCCCGTCGATACCACATACTACTTGAATCATGGTCTCCAAGGTCTTTCTCTTGCTCTCCCTCTCGGCGATTTGGTCGTCCAATTTTTCCAAATTTCCCTGCTTTTCCACATAGAGTCCGCGAATCTCATTTTCCTGTTTCAGATACGCATTCTGATCCTGTGCCACCCGCGCATTCTCCTGAATCAGTATTTCGATCCGTTCTGCCAAAACACAAAGGTCCTGCTCTACTCTGTTACGTTCCTCCGTCAGCTCTACCGTTTGGCAAACGTCGTCAATCAGGGATCGGAGTTCCGCAATTACGTTCTCTTTGACTTCCACCAAGGAGTTCAGAGCCTTGACGAAAATCTGTTTGATCTCCTCCTCTGTCAGATGCCTTGTACTGCATGGCTTGCCCTTGTGGGCGTATTTCTTGTTGCAGCGATAGATGACTCTGCGGTATTTGTCGGTCGAGTGCCATACCTTCGCTCCGTACCAACCGCCGCAGCAGCCGCATTTGATTTTGTTTGCAAAGATACTCACGCCGCTGTGCTTGCCGTTCTGCTCTCTACGCTTCATCTCCGATTGTACAAAATCGAACAAATCCGGCGGAATAATCGCCTCGTGGTGCTCCTCCACATAATACTGCGGAATCTCGCCCGTATTCTTCCGCCGCGTCTTATCAAGGAAGTCCGCCGTATACTCCTTCTGGATCAGCGCATCGCCACGGTACTTCTCGTTGGTAAGAATGGAGCGCACCGTAGAAATGTACCACTTGTCCTTTCCCGACGGGGATTTGATGCCGCGCTTCTCCAGTTCCTTGGTAATGGCGTAGAAGGATCGTCCGCCGAGGAAGAGTTTGTAGATGAGCTTGACCACTTTCGCCTGTTCCTCGTTGATCTGGAAATCCTTGTCATAGCCGAGAAAGGCACTGTAGCCCACACTGGTCTTGCCCTCGGCGAACTGCTTGCGCTTGCCCCATGTGGTGTTCTCCGAGATGCTGCGGCTCTCCTCCTGGGCCAGGCTGGACATAATCGTGATAAGGAGTTCTCCGCGTGTGTCGAACGTCCAGATGTTCTCTTTTTCAAAGTAAATCTCTACGCCGTTTTCCTTGAGCTTTCGGACGTTCTGCAGAGAATCCACAGTGTTCCGCGCAAAACGGCTGACGGACTTTGTGATGATGAGGTCAATCTTGCCGGCAAGGGCATCCTCGATCATTTGATTGAAGCCATCGCGTTTCTTGGTGTTCGTGCCGCTGATGCCCTCGTCCGAATACATACCGACGAAATCCCAGTCTGCGCGGCTTTCGATGTAGTTCTTGTAATGCGCCATCTGCATTTCGTAACTGGAAGCCTGTTCTTCATGGTCGGTGGAAACTCTGGCGTACCCTGCCGTCCTGCGCCGTCTTGGTTCTGCCGTAACCTCAGAACGAAAGATTTTAGGGCTTGCAGGGATGACCCTCACTGTCTTTGCCATCGGTATGCGCCTCCTTCTTTCAAATGGAAAACAACTTCATCGTCGGATATGATGATCCGCTCGACATTCTGTACGATCTTGCCCTCGTAGCCATCGCCGAACAAGGATTCTGCCGCTTCTTTTAGTTCGGATTCGGTCAATCTCTTCAGTCGACATTTCGTGCGCGGCTGACTGCAAGCCCACACCTTAGTTCCCTTCGTCCAAGTATCGCGCTCACATTTGCTGCCGCATGAAGCACAGTACACTTTGTTCGTGAAGGGATTGCTGCCGCGCTGTCCGGTGTAGATTCGGGCGGTCTTTTTTATGCGACCGTTGACGAGATGGAAGTCGATTCGATCACCGTGAATGACAATCTTGGACACCTTGCGTTTGAGTTCCGCAGTATCAAAATCATCCTTCTCCATGACGGTTCTGACCGCAGCCACAAGCTCCTCTTCCTTGATTGGACGGCTGTCACAAGCAGTGCTGCCTTTCCGCTCTCTTGTGTTGCAGCCCCACCGTCTGTACTTCCCTGCGGTTCTTCTGCTGAAGCCGCCGCCGCAGCATCCGCATTTTACTATTCCCGAGAATGGCATCCGTACAGAATTCCGATTGCCGAACTGCGCGGCTCTCCGTTGCCGTATCTCCTGTGCCTTATCAAAGTCATCTCGGCTTATGAGCGGCTCGAACATTCCCTCCACCAGATACATGGGAAGTTCACCTTTATTCCGCTTACGGATATGACCTTCCGTGATGTAGTTCTTCTGCAGCGCCATTGTGCCCGTGTAGGAGATGTTGGAGAGGATGTCCTTTACCGTGGTCTGCTCGATTGGTCTCCCCTGTCGACCCGTGATGCCACGCCCCGCAAGGGCTTTAGCTATAGCGTATGCGGATTCCCCGGCAAGGTATCTTCGGTAAATCTCCTTGACGATCTTGCCCTCAGCAGGGATAATGCGAAACATCTCACCGTCCCATTGGTAGCCGTACGGTGCTTTATGCCCGTTCGGAATCCCCTCTGCGAACCGTCGCCGCACGCCCCATCGGATGTTGTCGCCAATGCTTCTGCTCTCTTCTTGAGCAAAGGATGCGAGCAGCGTCAAGAGGAGTTCTCCGTCCTCGGACATGGAATCAATGTTCTCCCTCTGGAAGCGGACGGCAATCCCCTTCTCTTTCAACTGTCGGACGGTATGAAGGCAATCCACGGTGTCACGGGCAAAACGGCTGATGCTTTTAACGAGCACCAAATCAATCTTCCCGGCATCGCAGTCCGCGATCAGTCGCTTGAACTCATCCCGATGGGCTGTACTCGTTCCTGTGATTCCCTCATCTGCATAGACTCCTGCGTATTCCCATGCAGGATTCTTCTGGATGAGATTGCTGTAGTAACTGACCTGCGCTGCAAGGGAGTGGTGAAGCGTTTCCACAGATACTCTGGCATAAGCAGCCACACGCAGCTTTTTCTGCAATATAGGGCTTGGTTGAACTCTTCGTATCTTCATGGTGCTCCCTCCTTTCCAGTCCCATATTCCCGTACTATCCGCACGATAGCAAGTCAATATCTGAAAATAGTACGCCTATGACGGGGCGATATTTCTCGCGCATTTTCGCTTCAAACGCAAGATACTCATCCTCTGACAAAAGTCCGCTCTGCAGCATTTTCCATGAAGTACGCATCACCATCTGATACGTCATTTCCCGAAGACCTTCTTCCTTGCTCATTTCAACATCTCCCTTCATGAAGCAGCGGACAAAAACGGCTCTTGTGGTCACCTTTTGGGGCATAAAAATAACCCGACGAAGATTCGCCGGGCATTGAGGTTAAAGCAGTTATTTATCTCTGAGACTGTGCATCATATCCTGCAGTTTCTGTGGAACGGGAAGCCCCATCCGTGCTGCGTTCTCGATGATCGAGATTCCTTCATTCGAGATGTAGAAGAAGATCACGGCGGAACGCAAAACACAGCCGCTGCCGATAATGTGGGTATCGAGGACATTCGCCACGCCGACGAGGGTGAAGATGCAGACCTTCTTGCAGATTCCCTTGAAGCCGATGGCACTCGACAGTTTCTTTTCCACAATCGCACGGAGAACTCCCGTGATGTAGTCCGTCGCCACAAACACAACGAGGGCATAGAGCAGATCGTCGAAGCTGCCAAGGAACTCCCCGACCACGATGCCGATGCCCGCCGCATAGAGGCGTATTGTCAAAATCTGATCCATATCAGACACCCCCTGCTTTCTTCCATTTATTGAGATTGCTCATCCTGCGCAGACGGTAGTTATAGCATCCGCGCATCAGTTCCGTAAGCTGACCGTCCTTCCATAAATATAAGGGCGATCCCGTGCTGACCAGATATTTCCCCTGTCCCACCGGGCAGAGGCTTGTACGAGCCGTTGGATTCGTTTCCAGTTCCATAAGCAGCTCATTCTTTGCACTGTAAATCTTTGAAATGTACTTTTTCCCAAGGGTAAGATAATCAAGATTTGCAGGAAAGCGCATATACATACCGTCATGGATTGGATAGCGGATGCTGTAATCCGGTGCACTCCATCTGCTTTCGGAAGTATAGGTTTCCCCTGTAACAGAGTCTCTTGACGTTGTTTTGGTTTTCTCCATCCAAGGCTCAAGATTGCTGCCATCGAAGAACACATAACGGTCTGTGCTGACATGGCTTCCGTCTCCCCCATGCTCTGATATGGAGTGCCATATCATCACTTTGAAGTTCCCTTCTTTATCCACCCGCCCGCCTTCTGTTTGGCAGCTATAGAGGTCAGTGGGACCGGATACGGCGGGAGCACCAAACATCTGCACAAGATCGTAGGAGGCGATCACCTCGCCGTTGCATTTAACAGCGAGGATACTGTCACGCTGATCTGCCCCGATGAGCGGGAACACGAGGACATTCACAGCTTCGAGGGTATAGAGATTTCCCCGCTCATCCATTTCGGCATCGAGCATTCCATAGCCTGAGACATACGCGAAGTGGCGGCTGCTGTTGACCATCCATATATCCTCTTTGGAAAAGCCGAGCGGATGAATCTTTCCTTTTGCATAGTACGAATGGAGCATCTGGTTTTTTTGATCCTTCCACTTTATTTGGAGGAGCGGTATGCCGGAAAGGGCATTCGTTGGAATGTAGCTGTTGCCACTCTCGGATTCATGCCCGTAGACACAGCGACCGTCTGTCCAGATCCATTCACCCTCACGAACCGTTCGATTCCCTATGCAGGTGAGCCATGCACCATCTGCAAGCACCCGATTCCCGCTCACAGCTTTCACTCTAGCTCTGTGCATCGTCTCACGCTCCCACGATGACGGCAGTGCCGCCCCTAGAAATCTGTACCCACACAAGACTTCCGTCACTGGTGTTGCAGTCTACTGCCGCACGGAAAGGATACGACCGCTCGCCGATATGAACACGTCCATTCTGAATCCTGCCGCGCCGCGCCTGTGATTCACCCACTTGTGCATTCTTTATCCCTGCCCGTATTGCTGCCGCTAGTCCAAGAATGCCGTGCATCAAAACCACCTCACCATCTTGATCGTCTGCCGCAGAAGGCGCGGCGTGAGTTCCACCGTATTGGACTGAAGGAAGTATTCGTGTCCCTCGAAGCGGATGCGCTTGGTAAAATCGACGATGTGGTCAATGTCGGGAACGCCGCTACGAATCCGTGCGCGAATCTCCACCGTAACTGTCTCTTGCGTCTTGCGGTTGAGCCATTCAATCGCTCTCGTCAGCGTCTGTAAATACTCCGAGCCCACAACGGGAAATTCGGTGTCGATGAGCGAGGAATACGGAAGCTCATCATCGCTCGCGTAACTTGCACCAAGGCTGAGATTCGACTGCTCGACGGTGAACTGACTTGCCTTGCCGCCAGGCTTTCCCTGCGACAACGAGCTTCCTTCGAGCACTCCATCGACATAAACCGTGGTCGCATACCATCCGTAGCCAAGCGGCGCATGGTAGGTGATGCGCTCCGTTCCCTTCTCACGGCTCCAATCCTCCCAGTCATATTCCGTATGCTTCTTCCCATCATTGACCGCCTCTGTGGTACGCTCCCACTCCTTGAAAAGATACACGTCACACCCTGTGGAGGCGTATGCGTAATCCGTGCGGCTGGTCGAGCCGTCCACATTATGCGTGCGCTTCTCCGCGAGATACTCCCCATCGTAGGTATAGGTACTGTAGCCGTTCTCATTTGTTTCACGGACGAGAAAGCCGTTGGAGTAAGTGCGGCTGATCTCTTTGAACGAAATCGTTCCCGTGAAGGGAACGGGAGCGGTATCCTCCTCGTTGTGCGCCCCGCTCTCATGATTGTTGTTCGCGCTGTGCCAGACGGAGCGCAGGAGTTTCCGCTCTACGGTCGGCTGTGCGTGCGGCCAGTGCGTGATGTCAATGACAGACTCCTCCATGCCGCGCTGAATGATGTGGAGCGTATCTCCACGAATAAAGACATTGATCTGACGCTGCGGCAGTTTTGCCGTCCATCCGAACAGTGCGGAGATAAAATCATGGTAGGTCATTCCACTCCCCTCAAAGTTCTGCGACGGTGTGAAATCATCGGTCAGACGATGAAGCCGAAGCCCGAGTGCTGCGGCAATCTCGGCCGCATAGCGCGACACCTTTGCCCGCTCGACGTAGATATGGATGGGCGTGTAGAGGAGCGTGTCCTTACTGTACGTCCCCTTGACGGACTGCACGATGCCGCGCTGACTCGTTTCCTCCACGAGAAAACGGAAGGCATAGTCCATCACCCGACCTTGGACGTTTGAGCCGATGGGGAGAGGATTCACGGTTTCGAGTTGAATGTTATCCGAGAGACTGAGTTCGCCGAGCGTCACGGAGAACGAGCGAATGCCGCGCTCTCTAAACTCTGCATAGGTCAGTGTATGAGGAATCTCAATCCTTGTATCTGCCAATATATGCAGGGACTTGATAAGCTGACGTGCTGAATCTGCGATAGCAGAGCCACGTTGTCCGATACGCCGCACAGTATCCGTGTTTTTCGATTCCGTCCGTCCAATCCGGCGGAGCAGCTTTCCTCTAATTGATACTTTCACTCCTGTTTGTAGAAGCCGCCGTGTGTCGGCATGAACAGAGCAGGATGCATGAAGTTCCCGCCTTAGATCACACGTCAGTTTTACTGATTCTCGAATCATCGGGATAAACGTGATGTAAACGGCAGGGTGGAGATGGATGCGCCCAAAAGGAAACCACGAGATGAGAACACCGGGCTTCAGCTTGATACTCATGTCCCCGCTCTCCATCCAAACTGCCGCTCTGCAAGCTCTGCAATTCTCAAAGACGTGTCGTATGCTCCCATAACGTACCCCGCCGTATCTTGCCCTGCGATATGTCTGCCGTGTTCCGTAATTATGCCGCCGCTCTTTTCAATCGCCGTCAGAGCGCACAGCCCCTCTGCTGTCCGATAGGCGGGCTTTGCAAACGGTGCAATACTGACCACTCGGGAGTTCCCTCCATACTGCGAGATAAGCGACGAAACATCGACCGTCTGCAGAAGCTCCTGTCCTGCCGCCGTCGCTTCATAGCTTCCATCGCCGCAATCGGTCATGTTTGTTTGTGTTGCCGTGATTGGCAGCAAAGCGATCTGCTCGCGTGGATCAATCGGGGCATCCGATAGGATAAGATTCGAGATGAGGGCACGATTGTTGTCGCTGAATATCTTGATGGTTCGTGAATCATATGAGAGGTTTATATCCCTCTTATTGCAAAATTCATGATCGTTGACGATGACATGCAGAATTCCGTTGTTCTCATTCCCCTGCTTGATGTGAAGCCATACAGTACTCATTGCGTACATGGGAATGATCTCAGCGATGTCAGACTTGTAAAAAAGAGAGTTGGTACCTGCGTACCCGGAAATGGTCAAACTGCGATAACCACTCAGGTAGATGCCGTTCTGATACCCAATGCCGAGTGAAAAATCGACATCATCACGCCCTTCTACTCCGAGGATATACAAATCGAACTTTCCGTAAAATTCCGTCGGGACTTCGGAAAGTTCGACTCCGCGCTCTTTGGAAGGCTGCCAAAAAGATACGCCAGTCCTGCTGTACTGCTCCCCCGTCACCGTTGTGCCTCTGCTGGTCGAAAGCAGCTCGGCATAGCCTGGATTGATGTATTTGAACGACATGACACAACCTCCTAGTCCGAAACAAGGAGCCCTTCTGCTTGAAGGTCGACACTCACATCGCTTTGTGGCTGCTCATCGGAAGAACTCATCGCTTTCACCCAGAAAATGACATTCACAGTGCCGACACCGGAAAGTGCAATCTCATCCTTCCAATCTGCTGCTGTCAAAACGGTATCAGTCGTATAATTGTGATCCATCGCCACCTTCCACTTGTCCGCATGATCGCCGACGAACTTGATCATAAGTGTTCCGTCGATATGGAAGCCGCTCTCGCAGCGCACGGCGCACTTGACGGCTTTCTGCTCGCCCTTGCCCGCATCGAGCAGGACGGAGATGGGCGCGAGTTCCGTACCGGAGCTGACCTCTGTTCCGTCCTTGCCGCCCTCGGTTGGATTGTTCATATAGATATGCAAGAGTTCTGCCATTTTCACACCCTCCAAAATTCCAGTGAAATCTTATAGACCTTCGGGAAATGCGCCATATACTCGTAGGATTTCACCACAACACGCATAGAGGGACGGATATTTCCGCCCTCGTCCGTTACGGACACCATCGTGCGGCTGTCCCAGTAGCCTTTGATTTTCTCCCATGCGGCAGAAGTGACCGTGACCGAACAGGAAATACGGTCGCCCTCCGTGATGTGTCCGAAATCCTGCACAACCGCGCCGCCGACAATTTCGAGGAGCTGCTGACGATCATCGGGAACGATCTGCCAGTTCTCGACACTCAGCGTTTTAACCTCACCAATGTGAATATGAATTGGAATCACCTCCAAGGGCATTCTCGACGGCAGGACGGATGCGGTCGGCGACATGATCGGCAAGCATACGCATTCCCTCGTTGTCCTCCGTGACGGCGTTTTCAATTTGTACCTGTATGTGAATCTGCCGATTGTCCGTCATGGAGGGAGCCGACTGAGTAGTATTTTGGGAGGACGGGATATTTTGTCTCCCTCCCTGCACGATCTGTGCCTGTTGTCCAAGCCCTGCCATCATTTCCGAGTATGAGAACTCCTGCCCATTGACACGGATGTGGGAACTGTCCTCACGCTGCTCAAGGCGGAAGTTTGGAAGGAGATTCTCCATCGCCCATTTGCGCCCAGACTGAAACTGTTGGAGAAGCTCCGGTGTCAGCCCCAGATCCTCTGCCGTGAACTTGTTCTTCTTGCGAAGGTACTGCATCAACCCGACTTGCCCGGATTTCTTGAACACCTGCAGTTCCTCTTTCTGGGAGCGGAGGACTTCCAGAGCGGCGTTGCGTTTGGCATCGAGTTTCTGCTTCTCCGCCCAGCGCGTCGCTTCGACCTCGTCCAGCCCCTTCTGGACCCACGCATCCTTCTCGTGCTCTATCTCTGCAAGGCGGTTTTCAAGTTCGGTCTTCCAGATTGAGTCGATATTGGAAGCGACATCACGCTCCCACTGCTCCATGACACGTGCCTTGCTCTCACTCAGCCACGCCTGTGTCTGCACCTCATCCAAGCCCTTCTGCCGAAAGGCATCGGCTTCGCGAGCGATGGAATCCAGCTTGTTTTGGAGATCCGTCTTGTAGAGCGCATTCGCCTTATCTACAACGTCCCGCTGAAAGTCGGAATAAATCTTCGCTTCCTTCGCGAGACGGTATTCGTCGATTAGATGTGGATCTGCGCCCTTCTGGAAAAACTGAAACGCCTCGCGCCCAAGAGCATGAAGGCTGTTCTGGATGTCCGTGTGTGTCAGCGTATATAAGCTGTCCGTCAGCTGTTCCGTCGCCTTTGCGGATTCACTGACCGTTTTTGCGGCATCCTTTTCTGCCGCCGCACGGATTTGTGCCGCTTTTGCATTCTGCTCCTGCGCCTTGGCATTCTTCTCCGCTTCGGCACGCGCTTTCTCCTCTGCCGCCGCTTTCTCTTTGGCAATCTTCTGCTGTTCTTGGTACTGCTTGTACTCATCGCCATAGAGTGCGTCGAGGACGGTACCGCCGAGGAATGGAACAGCAATCAACGGAGATGCCACGGGATGATTCTTCACGAGCCATGAATTTGCTTCTGCGTGTTCACTCACCTTATGAATCTGCTCGCCGACAAAGCCCGCAAGCTCTGCGACGGTCTTTAATGCCTCTCCCCATCCAAGGACGGCATCCTTGATCTCGTCCTTGTTGTCCCGAATCGTTTCAACGAGAGATTCAAAGCCGTCATTGATCTCGGGCATGAGTTCTTCGGCGGCAGGAAGGAGAGCCGCACCAAGGGCAAGTTTCAGCTGCCCCGCTTCCATCTCCATCTCGCGCCATTTGAGATACGTCTCATGCGCCTGTTCGGGATCGAGCAGTCCCGTGGTCTTGACGCGCGAAGAAATGGTCATCAGGTCGTCGTACTGTTCGAGAATCGGGATGAGTGCCGCACCACGCGCACCGAGCACCTCGGCGGTATATGCTTCCTCCATGCCCGCTTCGCTTGCGGTCTTATATCCCTTGGCAAGCTGCGCCAGCTGCTCATTGAGCGGCAGGAGATTTCCCTGTTGATCTTTGAGTGCGATGCCGAAGCGCGAGAGTGCGCGAGATGTGTCATTTCCACGCTCTCCTGCAGCGGATACCTGCTTATCAAGACGAGCAATGAGAGGGATAATGCTCTTGATGTCCGTATCCGCAAGCTGAAACATACGCCCCAGTTCAGCGGCTTCCCCCGCAGAGACATGAAGCCGTTGCGTCAGCTTATAGACGTTCTCACCTGCAAGCATTGCGTCCTTCGTTATATTGAACAGTCCCGCGCCCGTCGCAGCGACGGCCATAACTGCGGCCATCTTTGTCGAGAGAACATTGAATCCGCTCGTAAGATTCCGAACACCCGCCTGTGCCGCCGTCATGCCCGCTGAGATACGTCCACCGAGCGTGCCGGAGAGAACCGCACTCTCCTTAAGACGTGCATTGAGTTTTCGCACTTCCGCTTCCGTCTGTGCGACGGTTCTCTGCTGACGCAGGAGATTGCTCTCCGCACGGCGATAGGATGCGCTGTCCACGCCGTCATTCTTTTTCGCGGATTGCAGGACAGCCACAAGAATCTGTTCCTTCTGCCGCTGAATGTCGAGTTCTCGGTTGATCGCCTGATGACGAACCTTGATCTTGTCGAGTTCCGTCCCTACGCCGTCGAGTTTCGCGAGGTCGGCATCCAGTTTCAGATGGATGTTGTTTGCCTTGCTGTTGAGGCGTGCAATGGAATCCGAGACGGTTTTCCCCGCTGTGTCAAAGTCCAGCTGCAGCTGTGCGATGTTGAGACCGATGTCGAGATAGAGTTCATCAATCTTTTGTCCGCGCTTTGCCACTCTATCTCCCTCCCTACATCACGTCGTCAATAAATCGCTCAGACGATCTTTCTTCGCAGATCGCCGTCACCACAAGCTGATCGAGCAAGAATCCTATCTCATGCCCGTCGATTTCCTGCATTGTCCACCCGTAGGCGGACTGCAGCCGCTCGTAGTAACGCAGTAAATTCTGATACGGAGAAAGAACTACGCCTCTTTCTCCGTATCCCCGTTTGGGAGGTTCACCAGTTTGGAGAAGGTGAGTGCCTGAATCCAACGGAAAAGCGCACGTGTCAGTGGTACAATGTCCGCTACATCGACATTCTCCTCCACGGATTCCCTCGTCACTTCCTCCCGTCCGAATCCAAGGATGATCAGACGAACGTGCCCATCCAGAAAATCTTCAAGGCTCAGACCTTCCTTGTCGGCATCAAAAAAGGCAAGGAACTCGCGCCACACCTTCATCTTTGGAGGATGCGGCGTGATCTCCCTGCCCGCAATATGCAGTATTGGTGTTTTCATTGTGACCTCCCTCATACCTGCTCGTACCACTTCGAGCCTGTCTCTGCGGCAAAGCCCGCCGCCTCCTCATCCGCCTTGGCGTAGGACAGCCCATCCGAGAGACGGTAGATTGCCTTTGCCGTCAGCGTCGGCGTGTCGAACTGAATGCTCTCCTGCTTCGAGTTGCCGCTCTCGGAGGGTTCCGTGAATTGGACTTTGTAGAATTTGGTATATCTCTTCTTGCCGTTGCGCTTGTCCGACTGAAAAAGGACAGCGAAGTATGGTGCAACATCGTCCTTGCCCGCCTTCATCACGCCGTTCTCGATACTGTGTCCCAGAAGATAGGCTGTGTATTCCAAAGGAAGCGCGGCAGTATCGAAGGTAAGGTCATAGGATGCGGTATTCGACGCCGTATCCACGGACTGACCGTCGGCAAACAGCTCTGCCTGATTCGTCTGCGGCTTGATGTCCACCTTGCGCAAGAGCTTCCCAAGCGGAATCGGAGCTTCGTAGGTCGCTGCTCCTCCTGGCACATCGGTGAGCATCTTGGCGATATGAAGTTTCTGGATGTTGATGAACTGCCCGCTCGTCAGATTCCCGGCGGGCTTTCCTGCTAGTGTTGGACTTGGCATATTATTCTCCCTCCATTGCTGTTTTATAGTCTGTGATTTCTACGAATATATCTTTCTCTGTCAGTTCCTGCGTCTGTGCACGGACAAAGCCGAGCGGCAAAAGCACGTTCTGTACGGCTTTATGAATCTCCCGAAAGCGTCCGTCCTTCGTCAGAATGTGGATACGCACCGTCACGTGCCGTTCCAGTTCTGCACCGTCTGCCGAGAGCGCGGGAACGTCGGAAATGACGGAATAGACGAGAATCGGATACGTCCCTGCGTCGGGGCTGCGTCCGTGGTAGATGCTCTTTTTCCCATGTGCGAGAAGCTGAGACAGCGTCTTGGAACGCACAAGTGCCTGATACACCATCTTGGCAACACTCATTTCCCCCTCCTCCGAATCGCCATGCGCACGGCATCCACAATAGCAGAGCGGATACCGTCCTTCTTGGCATCGAGTGCCGGATAGAGAAACGGCTTGTTAATACGTGGGCTGAACTCAACGAGCACGCCGTAGAATACGCCATCCTGAGGCGCTGCATCTGCCGCAATGCGCCAAACAGAACCGTCCTTCCTGCGCAGTCGCTTATGGATTGAGTCACGGAGTGCGCCCTTCACTACACGTTTATCTGTTCCCGTATAGACAGGACAGCGGTTCTTTGCCTCTGCGACCACATCGTCAGCACCATGCGCGAGGGCTTCCTTTGCTGCAGCCGTCGCTTCCGCACCGAGTTCCGAGAGGATCTTCTCGGCAGAGATGAAGCCTCGGTATCTAGCCATCTTCCACCAACTCCCTGCATTCTATGACAAGCCACCGTTTCTTCCCGCCGAGCGGATACGGCGGCGCAATCGGCGTGAGCGTTTTATTGCCCCAACGGATACAATCCGTCACTTGTACATCTGTGCGGTAACGAACAACGATGCGGTAATCCACCTCCTGCACCTTCTCCGCATAGCCGTCGGAGATTTTCGCCGCAAAGGGCAGAACGAGGGCCCATGCTTTTCCGACTTCCTGCGTTGTTTGTGCAAGAATATTTCCCTCATCGTCCGTATCCGTGACGGGACGCAGGAAAGTGATCCGATGGTGAAGTTCACTCATGGACACTCTCACCTAAAAGACCTCCTTCCGTACACCGAAAAGCAAGGAGCGAAGAGTCAGCGCAAGCCCTCTGTGATCCGCTTCCTCCCGGTGCTCGTAGAGATAGGACACGGCGTAGAGAATTGCAACGCGCACAATCGCCTGATCTTCAACCTTGGACAGCTTCTTCACGCGCAGAAGTGCCGTACAAATCTGTTCTGCCGTTTCCGTAAAGTGCGTGAGGAGATCGTCCTCCTCATCTCCGTCAATGCGCAGATACTGCTTGACTGCTGCAAGCGGCACAAGCATAAAACCACCTCCCCTCTTTGCCGCAAACATACATCAACCCTTCATCTTGAGCGTCTGCACGGCTTCCTCGAGAACGAGCTTTCCGTCCACACGCTCCTTCATGACGTAGCCGATCATGCCGTTGCCCGCAAACAGCTCCTTGAGTTCCTGCAGGGAACGTGTCCCACGGTCGCCGATATTGTAGTAGGAGTAGTCACCGAATGCGATGACGGTCTTACCCGCCTCGACAGCAGGCATATACGCCGAGGAATACACGGGATAGCCGAGCAGACGATCGGGTTCGCCCATCTGATACGACGGCTGCCAGAAATACGCACCGTTCGCGTCCTTGAGTTTGCGGATGCTTGCAAGCGTCTGGTCATTGACGATGAACGCCGCATTCTTACGGTAGGGACGCTTGAGGCTGTAGACGAGCGTCACGAGTTCGTCCGCCTTGAGGTCTGCCGCCGCCGTGGTGACAGATGTTTTTGCCGAGGTGAGAAGTCCCTTCGGCTTGTGCGTCCCATCGCCATTCAGGAATGCGTCCTCCTCTGCGTTGCCCAGTGCCTTGCCGAACTGCTCGATGAGATAGTTCTCAAGGTTGAAGGCATTGTCATAGAGCAGCTCCTCCGTCACCTTGACTGCGACATGGAGCTTGTGCGCGTCGAGAACGATCTGGGCAAAGGTCGCGTCCCCGAAGGTGAGCGCAGCCCCCTCCTCGATCCACGATGCCGCAGGCTTCGTCGCGGCGATGTTGATCTTGTGCTCCCCACTCGTCGTGATCGTCGTTGCAAGCGGACGCAGGACGTTCTCCTCGCTGAGTACGTCAATGAGACGCTGATCGTATTCCGTGGGAACGAGGTAGCCGCCGTTGGCATCCACGCCTTCCTGCAGTACGTTCTCCACCTGTCGGAAGTTCGTTCGCAGTGCCCTCAGCATTGCCGCACGGTATGCCTCGCTTGCACGTCCCGCCTTTTCCGCATTGAGCGCAGCACCCGGAGTGTTGGTAATCGCCGCCGTCACAGGCTTTGCAAGCTGCGCGTCGAGGATTGCCTGACGCTCCATGCGCTCGATGTCCTTGCCGAGTGCAAGCACCTCGTTCTCCATCTGCTCGTATGCCTTGGCATCTTCGGCTGTAAGGCGGCCGTCCTTTTCGTGAGAATCCAGAAACTGCTTTGCCTGTTCCCACATTTCTGCACGCTTCTCGCGCATTGCCATGATCTTATCCATGTGTTTGTCCCTCCATTAGTGTGAAATAGAAAAGAGCCGTCTTTTCAGAGGCTCTGCATCGACATTGTTCGCTTGTGTTCCCTGCCCGAATTTCGAGAGCAGGGAGTTCGTGACGGCGGCACGGGAGAAAATCAGCCCGTCTGCCGCCTCGCCTGTGAGATGTTCCCTATTTTCATAGAGAACGGAATCCGCAAATCCAAGCTCCACGGCTTTCTTTGCATTCATCCACGTCTCGGCATCCATCAGCCGTGAAATCTTCGCACGGGACAATCCCGTCTTGATCTCGTATGCGTTGATGATGCTCTCTTTGATCTCGGCAAGGAATGTAATTGTCCGCTCCATCTCGTGCGTGTCTCCGATAGAGACGGTCATCGGATTGTGGATCATCAACATCCCCAAAGGTGAAATCTCGACAGTTGTTCCTGCCATTGCGACAACGGATGCGGCTGAGGCTGCAATCCCGTCAATCTTGACATTGACGTTTCCCTTATACTCCATGAGCATATTGTAAATCTGCGCCGCCGCATAGCAGTCCCCGCCTGGTGAGTTGATCCAGAGGTCAATATCTCCATCAGCTGCATTCAGCTCAGAGCGGAACATCTGAGGTGTGACCTCATCGCCCCACCACGTTTCGTCCGAGATTTCACCGTCGAGGAGCAGCGTCCGCTTCTCTCCCTCATTCCGTACCCAGTTCCAAAATTTACGTTTCATCGCCCTCTCCTTTCTTGTTGGCGAATAACCCTGCGTCCCTCAGTTTTGTCATATTCCCGTTGATGAGGTACAGATCGCCGCCCTCGGTAGATTCAATCGGATTCATGTCCTCAAGACTGCGGATGTCGTTTGCCGAGAGCCATCCGTTCTGCCGCCCGATGGCATAGCCCTCCATGCGGCTCTTATAGTCCCCGCGCAGAAGCCCGTCCACATTGAAGCGGATGAAGTAATCCTTCCGCTCCTTCTCCGTCAGCAATGCCTTTTGAAGCGACTGCTCCCAACGAACCACCCATGGATTCAAAGTGTATTTAACGAACTCAAGCGACTGCTGCTCGATATTGGAAAACGAGGATTTCTCCAAGTCTCCTACCATATGCGGCGGCACACGATAGAGCCGTGCAATCTCGTCGATCTGAAACTTCCTCGTCTCAAGGAACTGCGCCTCCTCGGGTGGTATGGCAATCTGCTGATACTTTACACCTTCTTCCAGAACGGCAATCCTGCCCGTGTTCATTGTGCCGCCGTAGACGGCGTGCCAGCTCTCACGGAGCTTCGACGGATCTTTGAGAACCCCCGGATGTTCGAGTACGCCGCCCGGACGCGCTCCGTTCTTGAAGAATGCCGCGCCATACTCTTCCGTTGCCAGAGCGATGCCGATAGCGTTCTTTGCCATAGCAATCGGACTGTAGCCGACCAGACCGTCGAAGCCGAGTCCAGGAATGTGAAGTACATCCTCACGTCGCAAACGAATCTGCCCCTTATCTTTGAAGTTCGGATTCTCCTCCGTGCTTCGCGTATAGGTGTAGTAGAGTTCGCCTGTGCGGCTGTCGCGGCTCACTTCCATCTTGTCCGGGAGGAGCGGATAGAGTCCGAGAACACGCCCTCTGCCATCCCGAATGATCTGTGCGTAAGCATTGCCCCACAGAAGGAGATGCGCCATAAGCGTCTCACGAAAGACGAAACTCGTCATTTCGGGATTCGGTGCATCGTGGAGCAGGAAGTACAGCGGATGCTCCGGCACGCGCTCTTTTCCCTGACCTTTGTAGGCATAGACGTGAAGCGGCAGTCCCGCGATGGATTCCGCGAGAATACGCACACAGGCATAGACCGCCGTTGTCTGCATTGCCGTCCGTTCGTTGACCGCCTTGCCCGCCGCCGTCTGCCCAAACAAAAAGGACAAGCCGCCAAGATGATTCTTGGGCTTGTCCCGCGAACGGAAGAGTTTGCTGAATAGGTTCATGGAAACCTCCATTTCAAAAGATGATAGCAGAAGCGCCGCCCTTCCGAGCGGCGCTCCCTCATTTCGGTTTAGAAGTTTTCGATGCAGGAAAGCTCCATGCTGTTGATTGCGGCTGTGAATCTTGCCCCCCGCGCAATCTCGTCGGCGGCTTTCAAAAGTTCCTCCGGCGTTGGATTTCCGCCCATCTGGCAAATGCCGGCGTTGGCTTTGATGTCCCAGAAAACCTTGCGGGCTTCCCAATCCGTCTTGTCACAATCCCTCTCTTTGCGAACCTCGATGCGGATGTAGCTGTCGTGGTTGCTCTCGTTTACCCAGCCCATCGTGTTTTCCTGCATCTTGAGTCCGTACTCGGCAGCCTTGCTCTCGATGATCTTGGCGATTTCCTGCTTGTTCATTTTCTTTTCCTCCGTTTCTTGGTTCTTCGGTTTTCCCTTTCGGTATGTGTATATTCCCGTACTATCACAGAAATAGCAAGGCCATATGTGCGTATACAATCATCTAAAACACCCACACGCCGCGATTTTCGTACACCGATTCCGACGTATCGTTCCCACAACGGATCGCACGATCCAGAGCCATGATGAGGGCGATCACGCCGTCAATCTTCTCGGTGGACTTCTCCTTATCCGCCTTGATGTTCCCCGCAGGATCGGTGCGAATGAAGATGTTGTCTGCCATCCAGCGCAGGACGGGATGTCCGCCGTGCGCTATTTTCTTTTCCAACGTCAGCTTCATCAGCTCCTTGGTCGGCGGACTCATATCCTTGAACCCCTGTCCGAAGGGAACGACCGTGAATCCCATGCTCTCAAGGTTCTGCACCATCTGCACCGCGCCCCATCGGTCAAAGGCAATCTCGCGGATGTTGTACTTTTCGCCCAGTTTCTCAATGAATGCCTCTATGAATCCGTAGTGAACCACATTTCCCTCTGTGGTCATAAGAAAGCCCTGCTTCTCCCACACATCATACGGCACATGGTCACGCCGCACACGAAGGTCGATATTCTCCTCGGGAATCCAGAAGTACGGAAGCACGGAAAAAGAATCATCTTCATCCGTCGGAGGAAACACAAGCACGAATGCCGTAACATCGGTTGTCGACGAGAGGTCGAGACCACCGTAGCAGACACGCCCCGTGAGGGTTTCTGCATCCACAGGCAGAGCACACGCATCCCACTTGTCCATCGGCATCCAGCGCACGGACTGCTTCACCCATTGATTCAACCGCAGCTGACGGAAGCTATTCTCCTCGGCGGGATTCTGCCGTGCCGAATCGCACGCCGCTTGTACCTTATCGATGCCGACCGTAATGCCAAGCGATGGGTTCGACCGCTTCCAGACCTCGGGATCTGTCCAGTCCTCATCTTCCTTTGCGCCGTAGATCACAGGATAGAAGGTCGGGTCGATCTTTCGCCCTTCCAGAATGTCCTTTGCTTTCTGGTGTGTCTCGTAGCAGATGGACTGCGTATCCGTCCCCGCTGTTGTAATGAGGAAGTAGAGCGGCTGCATACGCGCATCACCCGAGCCTTTCGTCATAACGTCAAAGAGTTTGCGGTTCGGCTGCGTGTGCAGTTCGTCGAATACCACACCGTGAATGTTGAAGCCGTGCTTTGAATATGCCTCTGCCGAGAGCACCTGATAGAAGCTATTTGTCGGCAGATACACCATCCGCTTCTGGGAGGCGAGAATCTTCACCCGCTTACCGAGTGCAGGACACATACGCACCATATCTGCTGCGACCTCGAACACGATGCTCGCCTGCTGACGGTCGGCGGCACAGCCATACACCTCGGCGCGTTCCTCCCCATCGCCGCAACAAAGGAGAAGTGCAACGGCGGCGGCAAGTTCACTGTTGTGCGTTGGAACGAAGGATTCCCCTACCAGATAACAATGGCTTCTGCTGTCCACTTGAATGCACTGCATGGGGACTCGCTCTGAGAGCGGCTCAATCTCTGCCAGATAATGAAAACAGGAGCGAGCAACGGGCAGTTTTCTTTCCTCGATCTGCAGCGTCTTTGCCGCAGGGATTCGGATAATCGAACGGCGTGCCTCCTTTCCGTTATCTGTATACCGCTCTCGGCACTTCATTGTTCGGCGATAGATGTCCCCCGTTGTCCAAAGTACGGAGCGCGGCTCGCCGATGATGTAATCCACATTCCAGAGATGACGCTCTCCCGCGACGATGGAGGAACCGTCACGAAAGGTCAGCCGATAGGCTTGCTCCGTATCATCCACATCACTCTTGGCAACAACACGGCAAGTCTGCCCGTTTTCGTCAAAAACGGTATCTCCGACACGAATATCGCCCATTGTGGTAAAACCGCTTGGTGTAGGGATTTTCGTGTCAAGAGCAAGCTGTTTTCCCTGTTTCTTGGGAATCTCAACGTATGCCGTGTTGAACTGGCGATAGCCGTTCGGCTTCAAAATTCCGAAAATGTCTCGGATAATGCGCTCCTGCCAGTCGATGAGTTCAAAGGGCTTTCCTGCCCACGTCCCCTTCGTATGGCACAGGCACTCGATAAAGCCCACAGCGTAGTCCGCAGCGGCTTTGTCATAGTGCGCGTCCTCTGCCATGAACCTCGTCGGCTTGTAGTCCGTCAGTTTTCGCAAGCGATCACCCCATCAAAAAAGAGCCGCTCTCAGCGACTCACAATATCTGAAACGAGAAGCAGCCCCGAAGGGCTGTTTTGTTGTTTGGCGCGGCTTAGATGCGCTTCATGCACCAAGCCATCGCGTGCCCGCCGTCCTCGAAAAGCTCCGCGCAGGCTTCGACGAGGTTCAGGCGGCATTCGATGTCCGCGAATCCCGTCTCTTCCGGCGTTTCGACCATCTCGTAGACGGCTGCGTGGAAGCCCCAGCATTCCATCCCGACGACAAGGATCTGCTCGCCGTAGCGAAGGATCGCGCCGCTCGTTCCGAACCGCATCTCATCGAGGTGCTCCATCGTGGTGGTCTTCGGCCATCTTGCTTCTGCGCTTTTCATTTTGTGTTCCTCGCTTTCTGTGTGTAGGTTGTTCCCTTCGTCATGTGTATATATGCCTCTAAACACAGAATATAGCAAGTCATATTTCGGATAAACTACACTTATTTTTCGAGAGAAACACAGCCCCGAAAGGCTGTGCAAGAAGCCGTAAAACTTACTCTTCGCCCGTGAGGATGAAGCGTACATACGCCGCACGGTCTTCCTCGATGAAGCAGATGAGTTCGTAGAATTCCATCTTAAATGCCATCCTCTGAACAGCGGGAATGTCGAACATATTCACCCGCCCGGAGTCGCGAATGTCCCTGATCTGGGAAACAATTTTCTCGTTCATGACAGACCGCCTTTCTCTGCGATGCGGAAGGAGTCCACACCGGGGATAAGGCTGAGTGACGATCCTGTCTCCCACCGAACGAGAATCTGCCCCGCGTCATCAATGCCCATGACCTCGCCCATCGTTCCTGTCGGCGGAGCTTGCGGATCGTCCATGCAGAGGAGTTCCACCCGAGTCCCGCGCGGATACCGCTCTCGAAGCACGGTGATCTGTTCCTTACTCGGAAACCGCATGATCCTCATCCTCCTTCCGATGTCCGCTCTTGAATGCGCTGCTGCCCGTGAGGTTCTGCAGGAGAATCTTGCGCGACTCTTTGTAGGCATTTCCGATCATGCCAAGGCGCAGGAGGAAGCAGCGGAATGCATATTTCTCGTTGTCCACGATCTTCTCCTTCGCCGTGACACGCTTCTGCGTCCGCGCCATCAGGCAGAGTTTACTGATGAACTCGGCATATGCCTTTGCCGTCTCATCGGTGATCGTGCCGTGCAGCCATGCAAAGGTGATGCGGTCATCGGTCAGCGTGTAGGTCGCCTCGCGAATGTCAAAGGCGTGCCGGATGAGCCGCCCCTTGCTCAGAAGGAGTGCATCCAGATTCTGCAGTGCCGTCTCGGTGAAAAGGCTGCGCGGGAGACTGATGGAAAGGGTATCTTCGGAGGAGTCAGCTTCTGCATCTGCCGTTTCCGTCGGGGTGGAATCGTTCTGCGCCGTGTCCTCGCAAGGAGTCTCGCTCGTCGCGGATTCCGTTGTGCTCGGCTCCTTCGCCCCTGTGGCCGCGCAGGAAGCCTCGTTCTCCCCGTCCTCGGCCGTGAAGCCCGCTTCGCGCAGTGCCGTGCGCACACGCGCAACGGTCGCTTCATCGGTGGCATCGTCGAAGCAAAGACCGCCGTCCTTCGTGATCTCGAATGCGCCGATCTTGTAGGAAAATGTCGGTGCGCCGCAGTAGACGGGCTTTTCGCTGACTGCCTTGCCGACGATCCCGACCATCGCCTTGCGCTCTTCCTTCTGGATGTTGTAATTGACCTTCATTTTGAAAACCTCCTTTATGAACTTTGGTCATTACATTCATCACTCGTGTTGGAAGAATTAGCAAGCGGATTCTATTGTATACACCGAATGCCCGAAATGTGCAATTTCTGTAAGGACGTAGAACACACAAGGAAGTGCGACACCGTTCCCCCACATCTTATACTCTGCTGCATCCGAGTGCGGATTCTTCAGCCATCTGCGAATCTGCGTATCGGTCTTGGGCTTCTTGCCGCCTGCGATTTTTCGGTGCGTCTCAAAGACCGTGCGCCAGAACGCCATCTCCTCCTCGGTGGGATTATCCGTTTCAAGCCCCGCGCACCATCCATCGGGAAAGCCCTGTAAGCGTCCGCACTCGGTCGGTGTCAGTCGACGGACTGCATAGACGGGCTGATTGACGACCATCGGATCTTTATAATCCCGTGCCATCAGCGTCGGGCATTTCTCCTTTGCCACATGAGCGTGGCAGCCCGTTGTCATGGCATAGACGGCATGACGGTCGGCAGTGTTGAGCGTAAAACTCACATTCTCTGCGATACCGCTTCCCTGCGGGCCGTTCTTTTTGGAGCGTCCGATCA